TAAGTGTTACTGTACCCTTATTTACTACTGGAACATATACTGCATTAGTATTTGTAAATAGTGTAGGAGTTAAAGTTACTGTACCCTTATTTACTACTGGAACATATACTGTATTAGTATTTGTAAATAATGTAGGGGTTAGAGTTATTGTACCCTTATTTACTACTGGAACATATAATGTATTAGTATTTGTAAATAATGTAGGAGCTAGATTTACTATACCATTATTTACTACTGGAACATATACTGTATTAGTATTTGTAAATAATGTAGGAGTTATAGTTATTGTACCCTTATTTACTACTGGAATATATAATGTATTAGTATTTGTAAATAATGTAGGAGTTAGAGTTATTGTACCATTATTTACTACTGGAACATATACTGTATTAGTATTTGTAAATAGTGTAGGAGTTATAGTTATTGTACCCTTATTTACTACTGGAACATATACTGTATTAGTATTTGTAAATAGTGTAGGAGTTATAGTTATTGTACCATTATTTACTACTGGAACATATACTGTATTAGTATTTGTAAATAGTGTAGGAGTTAAAGTTACTGTACCCTTATTTACTACTGGAATATATAATGTATTAGTATTTGTAAATAGTGTAGGAGTTAAAGTTTGTACCGAAGAAACAGTAGTATAAGTTACCCTTAACTTATTTTCCTTAAATATTTGCCAAGGATTTTCTTGTAAAGATCTTATTTCGCTACTACTTAGCGATCTAGTCCATCCTACTGTAAGGTGTATCTGACCTGGCCAGCATGCAGAGGAATCTCCATAGTCGGAACCAATATATCTTTTAATAGTAGGATCAGTAAAAGTAGTAGTAGCTGCTCCAAAAGTACCTGTTCCAGGTGTAGTCCCATTAGGGGTTGCAAATACACTATGAGCAGTACCATTTTTTACACCAACGACTAATACTAAGTTTCCAGTATTAACTGTTGCACTTATTGATTGTTGTAATAATACTCCTGCATTATCTCTATAAGTAAACATGGCCGAGGCCGCACCAGTATCAATATATTCTATTTTATATATATCGTTACCAGAGCTACCTCTTTCTGAATATATGGCTCTACCATTAGTTCCAATTAATGTATTACTAGGACTTGCGGCACCTGTTCCTGCAGTTGTAGTTACTAAACTTAAAATTGTACTATTATTAAGTCCGCCTAATACGGGCCCGGTTCCAAGATATAGTCCAGCTAGTGATGCCCCTGTAGTAGCATCAATATATATCGAAGAACCCCTTACAGTAGTTTGGTTTGATGAAGTTTCCAAAACCCCTAATGTACTACTACTACTATTAACTCTAGCTAATTCTTGCTTAAGTCCGGGTAGATAGGCAAATACCATATCCTTACAAATAGGATTAGTCCAGTCAATTTTTGCTATATACTGAGGTTGTACTTTATTTACATTTTTCTTAGGCGTTATTGTAACTAGTTGATTAGATGCTGCTCCGTAGTTAGGACCTAACCATATTTTACGTTCTTCTGTTTTAAATATTTGCCAAGGATTATCATTAAGTATCGCATACTCTGCATCACTTAATCTTCTATCCCATATTAGTATAAGGGGTACGATTGAAGATACTAGTTCTGTATCACTTTCTGAACCACCTATAGTTAGGGGTTTAGTAGCCTCAACGGCTATACTACTACCCGTTGATGTGACTGTCTGGGTATTTCCGCCGGAATTAACACGTAATTCCTTAGATACCCCGTCCCATCTAGACATGTAACTAAAAGGTTTACCTAGTGGTACACTTATGCCTGCTGTAGAATATAATGTAGGGGCCCATATGTTAGCACGTATGGTACCATCCTCACCCGCAGGTACTTGAGCGGGTGTAAACTCCCCATCTTTTCTAATTAAAGAAATTATTGAAGTAGTAGATTGTAGCTGTTGGATTGAGAAACAGCTTATTTCTGTCCATCCACCAAATATAGACTGAACGGCGGTTGCTGCTCTTCCCCCCGATACACCAGTGGTACGTAGTCCGGTTCCTTGAGAAGAACTATCAAATCCAGAATATGTAGTAAACGGTAAGCTTTTAGTGCTAGTACCGTTTAATATAGGTGTACCACTAGTATTCCAGTACCTTAATCCGCGAGTTAATGGATTACTCCAATTAATACTAGCTGAAGTTACTGGCTGTCTTTTTCTTATAAACTTAGAGGTTAACAATCTATTCTACCTCCATAGATTATATAATGGACCAAACTTTCTTAATAGGAGATATAAGTATACTCCAAGGATTTCATGCTAATGCATGTATCTCTTCTACTGTTTATCTACGGGGGACACATAGCTACTAGCCCTATTTCCATGGAAATTTCATATTAAGTATAGTAAACTTCACGGTAGGTAGCAGAAACTGTAGCACCTAGTGCGGTTCCTGCATCGTTATATAGTACAATACCCCACTTTACAGGGATTGTACCGAATGACGAAGTGATTTCGAAAGTCTCTCTGATAGTAGCCGCTACAGCACCTTGATTAAGTTGTAATGTTCCAATATACTTAAGATTAGTAGGTACTCCAATAGCGGTTAAAACTTTATCTGTACCATCTACGTTATCTACTGTACTAGAGTTACCTGAGTAATTAGTACCATCTTCTGACCAATAACCATAAACAATAATTTGTTTATTACCAGCTGGTGCAGTTGCTGTAGTTAGCGCGTTAACAGTTAATTCGATAGCAGTAATATTTGCAGTAGTACTTACCGTAACTGCGGAAGAAGATCTATTAGACCCAGATGCTAGAGATGCAGCTGTTATAGTTATTGCTGTAGAGGTACCAAACTGTAGTGCCATTTTATATTATCCTATTAAGAAGCTAGAGCAATAACAATATCGTTATTGCTAAAGTCTCCAACCCAATTACGTTTAATCGCAGTAACTGTACCAGTAGTTGCCGAAGTACTTCCAAATACTAATTCCCCTAAAGAGGCCTTTTCAGTACTTGCTAGTAAAATATTTTCCGCAATAGAGGAGGCAATAGCTGAGCCCCATACATCTGTAACAACTTTACGATTTTTACTTTTTGACATATCTCTTGGCGCATATTGTAAAAATAATGCCCAAGCATCTCTCTTACCTGCTACAATAGAGTCAAAAGAGCTATAATCAGATGCCTCATCTAGTACTTTAGATGCTGTAGATTCAATCCAGGCATTAGTAGTAGAGTCTGCATTATACCATGCTGCCATTTGCCCAGTTTCCCCACCGTTTCTTAAAGCTACAAAAGTTGAATTAGTTTCTGCAGCTATTGCTGCTTTTAGTACGATATAATTAATAGACATATAAATTCCTTACCTTGTGGTTTCTAAGTCTAAGGTAATTCCACCATAGACAAGGGGTATTACTATAGCCCCATTAACTAATTCTAAGCTATATACTGCTGATTTAAAAGTATATAGCTCTGTTGCTGTGGCAGGAATAGTAATAGTTATTTTCTTCAGTGTATCATCTAATACAATCATACTATTTTCAGTAGTAAGCGACTCTATTACTGTAGTACTAGTAAGCTTCTCTCTGATTTGCATTCTAGCAGTATATCCGGCCAAACTATTGGGTTGACTATACTCTAAAATTCCTCCGGAGATATATGCCTTATATCCTGCGGCATTAATATCATTAAAGGTTAGTGTATCTGTAGTAGTACCTGTAATAGTCTTATACTCGTCAGAATTAACATCCGTCATACCTAGTACATTAGTAATCTTAGCTCTCCATCCAACGGGAGCACCATGAGCTACTGCAGTTACTACTAAAGGTGCGGCCGCGAATATAGAGGTGATAGGTTTATATACTTTAGTATCAGACTCCCAACGAATTTCTTCAGTAAAGGTACTGCCTTGATAAATCTTAAAGTTAAGCTTTGTCGGACCTGCCATAGGTATCTCCAATAAAAGTGTGCGACATAAGCGCGAGTTGGATCAATTATACCACGGGGGCATAGATTTGTCTAGTTAAAAAAATAGCCGCCCTAAGGCGACTATTTTTACTTAAGTGAGGGTAATAAAGGCAATATATATGTATGAAATAATCCGCTACCTATTACTGTTAAAATACCTATTATAGCCCAAGAAGTAACATCTTTTATTACTTTAGATTTAGATAGCTGGAACTGTACCTCGCTATTATTAACTTTTCTATGGTATACCCTATGACCTGAGTAGTCGGGCTCTCCATCCTCATCTTTTATAAATGCAGCCTCTACCTTTTGAGTAAGCTCCTTTAAATCTCTAGCAGTACTATGTACCAAGTCGTGATAATCTATCTCTTGGCTCATAGGGCCTCCTTAAATTTCTTCTATCTCTACCTGAGAACTATACATTTCGAAGATAGGGTGGTCAATGGCATAGATACTAGCTAGTCTGCCATATATTTGGTATAACTGCTCTTTTTCCCAATCTGTAGTATTATCGGGAAATAGGCTAATAAACATAGATTTCTGAGTACCCATTAACTTAAATATCTTATTAAGTGTAATCTTATCCGTAACAGATAAAAACTTAAGATCAAAACTAATGGTATTATACATTGCCCCAGCAGTAGTGATTAAATCTCCTGCTTCACTACGATTACTAGTACTAAGATCTTTTACTGATGTAGATAACCCATAAGAAGTATTATATTGAGGGGACCAATAATCCCCGAGTATTAATCTAGATACTTCAACATATTTATTAATGTTATTTGTATCTATAATTTCTATTAATACACTAGTACATGCTACCCCCGTAGGTATCCATACCCTACTATACATTTTTCTAGCAGTATAGTCTGTGCTAGTAGAAGTTATTGGGTAAAATGTATCGTTATTCCAGTTGTTAATACCTAGTGATTGATATGGATTAGCTAATACTGTACCGCTATCAAATACCTGAGTACCTGCTAAGGTACTTGTGGGAGCATCCACTGTACCTGTTAATACTGGGGCTGTGCCAGTATACCCTCTTACTCTAATAGTAGCAACAGAGGAAAGATTTGTAAACGCTAAAATAACGCATCGTACTACATTACTTGGAAAGGTAGCTACTAAATTAGCTTTACCCTGTAAGGCTATACTAGAAGTACTAGATCTCCAAACTAAGGACTTAATATCTGTTCCTATATTAGCTATTCCGGTAGAGGTAGTGGCGCTAGAACTAGCAGTAACTACGTAAGATGGGTGTTCTGTAAGATTTTGGTATACTACTCTAAGGTTATTTTGTGCCATTATCTAAACTCTCTAGGTAATTGAAGATTTTGTACTTCTTCTTGGTACGCTAAATAACAGTGATTAGGGTTACGGAACATCCAATTAATTAGAGGCATAAATATAAGTCCTCCTCTTTTTCCTTGTAAGTTTAATCTATAAGCATATGATGATAGCGTCTCATCTGGGTACCCACCAACTAAGGTAGTACCTAATTGATCTAACGAAATTAGTATATGAAGAAAGTATAGGTACATTTTAACTCCAAGTAATAGTTGCCAACTCTTCTTCTGTAGCTATACTAATTTGTTCTCTAATAGCTGTAGCAGTACCACGTACTGTCTGAACCTTATTCCCTAACATTAGACCTACTGTAATCATCTGACTTAAGTCCAGAGTTACTACCGCATTATTGGCTAGTGTGAAATCAATTGCTACTGGATGGCCTGCACTATATAGTGTTTGTGCTAATAGTACTGCGTCACTAATATTACCTCTAGCTTCTTGATCACTATCAAATATACCATAAGGTGTACTTAAGGGTGCATTAATAGCCGCGTCCCTATCTTCCTTAATCTGCCGCCATTTAGTATCTCTTAATTCTTGCAATGTAGGTGGTAATCTATTCCACCTATTAATATCCCAATACCATCCTACAGTATCAGGGGGAGCACTACCAGCGAATAGAGCACCACTAGTATAAGGAATAAATCCGAGGTAAATACCCCCACTATCTATTGCATGGATAGTGATAGAGTCATTACTCTCTACTAATTCATACTTTCCAGTTTCAATATTGAGTGAGGATATTAGACTCATATTACTTTACTTCTTCCTTAGATGCTTTAATTGCAGCAGCTAGCTCTTTGGCCTTCGCGGCTTCGGCCGCCGACTTGTCTTGCTCCCCACAAACTTGAGCAATAGCATTTAGAATATCTCTTACCATTTTAGCCGGTTGCTCATTTAGATTATAAACAATTGCTTGTAAAAGATTAGCAGGAATATTATATTCCTTAGCTTGTTCTTGATCCATTAAAAATCCTTAGTTAAAAAATTATGAGTATACAAAGGTATGAGTTCACTTATTCCCTTTTTATACTATCTCTTATACGTAGTACCCAATCAGGCGCATTATGTGCTGAATCCAAAACAGAGTGAAAATCTTCCTGGAGTGTTGTTGAAGTATTAACAAATACTGCACCTTCTTCTATAGGAACAATGCCGTGCCATTGTGTTGAATCAAACTCATATATATCACCAGCTTTTAGAATCTTGTAAGTCTCTGGTAAAACATAAACAAGTATCTCTCCCTTTATACAGTGAATATTATGCTCCAGCCCGCTATTAGGTTTATGTGCGTGTGCAGGGAGTCCGGCATACATATCTTCGCATTCATATCTGGTTGATGTTCCCATTACATCTATTTTTAGTCTATTCATATTAGGTATATTTGAAAATAATCTTACCAGTAAAGCCGCCTGTGCGATCCACATTAGAGCCATCAGAGCCACCGTGGCCACCAGCATTACCAGTGCCATTAGTTCCAATAATACCTGCACCGCCTGCACCACCACTGCAAATCGTGCCATTTGCTCCAGCGTTTCCGGTTGTATTAGTAGTATTACCACCTGAAGAAGTACCTCCGCTATTACCGGAGCCATTTGCAGTTGTACTAGCATTTGCACCAGTATTACCACCATTACATGACATTGAAGTTATGGTAAATGTTCCACTTACGATTGTTGATACTCCTGTTCCTGTACCGATAGTATAGGTCATTGTTTGACCACCGATCGCTGCAATAATAGTTTTGCTATATCCACCCGACCCAGAACCACCACCAGCGTGCGTCGTACAACCGATAGTATTACCAGAGCCACCAATAGGTGTACTACCCCACATTTCTATGGTTAGTGAAGTTGCGCCGAGCGGGATAGTTTCAGTAGCAGATGTCCCAGTTGTATATGTATGGATGACAGGTGTGTAACCGCCCGACATTAAAATACCCATAAAGCCACTCATTAGGATAACCCTGTTCCGCTTGAAATAGCTACGGTAGAAGACTGGAAGAAGATAGTTGCAATACCATATCCTGCTAGTGTTCTATTACCTGTAGTTGCTGACCCCGCTAAACGAAGTGTTGTTACGGTTGCTGTAATGGTGATTGCTGATGCAGTAGTGTTGAAGATAGTTACTACATCACCCGCCGCCATTGTGCTGTTAGGTACGGTTACACCAGCAGTAGCCATAACAATCTTGCCCCTATCTGCTGCTACGAAAGCACCAGTAGTTACGGAAGCAGTTGGTAATCCTTTATAACCTAGTTCATTAGCGGAACCATCCTGAATGATACCAGTATTAGTAATCTTCATTTGAACGGATGAAGATGTTATAAAGTTCATATGACCATTCAGGTCATTAGATAGGGTAATATCGTCATTTGATCCGCTTCCGTAGCCCAGATATCCCTTGCGACCCGTTGGGTCATAGAAGGACATAAATAATTGACCTGATCCGCGTGCAACTGTAGTTTCGAATCTCGCTATTTCATTCGCTGATTTAGTATGTAGTCTTACTACTGGTACTGCGGCTATACCAATATTACCAGCAGCATCGATCCGCATGCGCTCAACTAGCGAACCGCCGGTAGCAAATAGTAGACTCCCGGTTACCGCCGTAATCCCGAAGTCGCCTGCCGCGGCACCTGATACGGCACCCTGTCCAATATAACTATTGGACGTAAACGACGAGGTAGAGAGTCGTAATATAGTACTGCGAACATCAAGCCCATAGCTCGGAGCTATACCAATACCAACATTACTACTAAATAAAGTATCCCCGTTTGCATATATTCTTACTGCTTCAGTAAGAGAGGTATCAGTTTGCACTCGTCTGGTTGTAAATACTAAATCTCCAGTAGTATTTCCACCACCACCAGTTGTAAATCCCCTAATAGCAGCAAAACTTGTTACACCTGCACCAAATACTATACCACCTCCGCCGCCACCTTGTTGGTTATCATTACTGGCAATGTGTAATAGGCCTAACCTTGACCCTGCATCCGTAATATTAGCCACCGCTTGACAAGTTCCATTGGCTATTACAGTTAGTGTAGTAATAGGAGAAACCCCTATACCTACTTTACCAGCAGAATCAATTCGCATACGCTCTAAAGAAGCATTAGTAGCAAATAGTAAGCTACCTGTATCAACACGCACTGCAAAATCACTAACTGCTCCGCCAGTTACTAAGGTAGATCCTTTACCTATCATCCCGGTATAAGTACCATCCTGCATAATTGTATAGTTGCCATATACAGTTAATTTGGGTCCTCCAGAGGTAGCCCCTACAGTACCAAACCCTAAATTACCATCATTACTTATATTAAAATCATCAACCCAGGCCCCTGTAGTACCTCGCTGAATCTTAAAAGCTCCCGCCGCAAGAGAAGAAGGGTTATTAGAGTTAGTTATTTTATAACCATAAAACCCTGATGCTGAGTATCCTAAGTGTATGTCTGCGTCTACAGTACTACCTGTAGTATTATTGATTACGTCTAGTTTAGCCCGTGGAGTGGTTCCGCCTATAAATAAATTACCAGAGGAGTCAATACCTGCTTTCTGAGTACCACCAGTATAAAATAGTACTTGGGAATTAGCTAGTAGCAGTGTAAGACCACCAGATATAGCATTATCTACGTCACCGTAGTATAATGAATTACCTCCACTTAATAGGGCTATACGTCTAGCAGTACCCCCTGAATCTTTCCAGGAAATATCTGTAGTGTTAGCCATTACTACCCCACCTGTAAGACTACCCCCAGTTAACTGTAAGTAACCAGTAACTAAATCAACCCAGGAAGATGTAACCCATTGCTGTAACCTACCTGTTGCACTGTTATATCTTTTAATCCCATTATTAGGAGTACCTGTAATGGTAACATATGTAGGATCTAACCATTGCGCTACACCTACTGTATTATTAATAATGGCAGGTGTATATGCTGTGCTATAGTTATCACTAGTAGCTGGGTGTGTAAAATCAATTGCCATTTAATAGCCCCTTGCTGTCCAAGAACCAGAGCCTGTTACTTTGGTTCCTGAACTATTATAAAGATAAACTGTAAAATTTGTAGGATTAGCGACCCCTGAGAAGTCTACTACAGTAGAAAGTACCGATCCTCCACCAGATACAGTAGCTTGACAAATTGGAGTATCACATGAGACAAATCCAGGAGTCATATTAAAGGGTACTACTACGCCAGTAGAGGCTGTAGTAACTGTAAAGGTTCCACTACCTGTACGTAACTTATTAGATATTGTAGTAGTTAATCCTGTAACTTTTATTAAGTTAGCTCCCGCAGTACATGCAAAAGACCATACTACCTGTATATACCTAAAATTAGATATAAGGGCAGAAGTAACTCCCGCCGTAATAGGGGTCCAACTATCCCCTATTAGAAGTTTCCAGCTGATTTGACACGAAGGTGTGACAGTTCCTGCGATTAGGGTAGTATTTAGTACTGTACTAACTACTGAGGTTAATGTAGCCCCTGTATCATATACTTCTGTATAGCTACCCGAAGTAGTACTAGGTTCTGCGTATAAAGGATATCCTGCTGCAATTTGATTATCTGGAGTAGTCCAAGCATGCCCTGTAAAGTGTGCATCAAAGGTCTCACTTACTACAGGCCCTAATAAATACCCATTTTCTAGGTACATATTAGTTAGTGTAGTAGTAACCCCTGAGTAATCCGCAAAGATAGAGTTATACGTTTGACGTAGTATATAGTCAGGAGGTTGATTAATAGTAGCAACTAAACTAACGGGAGTATTTATATTACCTGCAGAATCATATGCAGCTATCCAATAAGTATATGTACCTGAAGCCTGCTCAAATATAGAGGTAAATGTACTATCGGCATTACTTCCATATGTTTTATCGGGAGAGGCCCAAGAAGCCCCCCTACGAATTTCATACCTAGCAATAGGTAAACTACCCGTACTAGGAATAGTCCAGTATATTAAAGCGTTATTATCTACTACCTCGGTACGTGTACCTGTTACTACTCCTGGCGCTGTAATAACTACATCGATAGAATTAGGTGTACCTACATTACCTGCAGCGTCTACTCCGGCTACCCAGTATCTTTTACTACCACTAAAGTCTGCCTTACGTTGGTACAACGTTGATTTAGTATTGGCAAGGAATGTACCTCCCGCCCACGTAGTTCCGGTACGAATTTCGAAGTGGTCTAATGTAAAGTTAGCACTAGAGGCAAATAGCCAACTAAGTTGTTCGTTCTCTCCCACTATTGTATATGTAAGAGTAGGGGCAGTTACTGTAGGCACTACTATAGTAGTGCCTGCTTCTGTAGCACTAAACATACCTGATGTATTATATGCTTTGATCCATGCAGCTACTGAGCCCGTGCTAGTAATACCATAGAAATAACTATTAGCTATTCCTTTAAATACTGAAGTACCTGTTGCCCAACTAGTACCCCCTATACGTAGATCATAGCCTGCCAAATCAGTATTATTAACAGTTGGCCAAACTAATCTAGCTCCAAATTGTTCTATAGTAAAGGTTAAACTACTAACATTAGTAGGGGCTACTACATAGCTAATAACTCTAGGGGTAGTAGCGCGTAGCTCTATATCTCTTTGATTTGCAATTGTAGCCATTAGATTAATACTCCAACATCTACTAATCCAGTAGACCAATCAGGGCTAAGAGAAACTACTTGCCCTGTTTTACCTGCGGATAGACCGAATCTAGTATGTACTAAACTTACTGGTTGTCCTAATTTTAAGGATAATAACTTACTACGTCCTGTGAAGGAATACGTTGTTTTAATTACTCCATAAAAATTATTCAGTCTAATTGCTTCATTAGAGGCGTCTGCTGTGGCAATTAATAGGGTATCCTTCTGTACTGGATCCCCGTTTAATTTATATAAGGTTTTAACCCCTGTACTATCTAATGAAGTATATGTATACCACTCTTCACTTAAAGCATCCTTATTACTTTGTTGTATTTGTGTAGTAAGATTGCTTTGTACCGTCCAATTTTTAGCATATCCAAGTTTTTTAGCTGCTATAATTGTTGATCTATTAGATATACTTAAACTACCTGAAATAATATCACTATTAGTAATAGTAACACTAGTATCTGTAGTAGATACTCCATATTTAATTAATTGTAATTTACCTTTTCTAGTAAAGTACATTTGCGCGCTAATACTTTCAGCTAATTGCTGACATACATCTAACACATTTTCTCTATCTAATACTGCAAAACCTACTGGCTGAGTATTAGCAGATGCAAAAGCTGCTAAATTTACTAAATCTAATTCAGTTGCCCCATCTAATTTAACGCCAGATATGGTGGAACCATATTGCGTAGTAATTAATGCAATTAGGTTAGCTATGTTATTACCATAAGTAGTTGTTTGTAGTGCTCCAGTAGTTAGGTTAATAGATTTATTAACTCCTTGTACTGACATAGTACACTGACCCACTAACGGACTAGTAAGTACAAACTTACCATTGGCATTATCTAATGTTGCCCCAGTAGTTAGTACTCCTGAAGTATATAAGGGTACTCCATTGTCCCGTATTTCAGTAACCCCCTCACATACACCATCATTACTCATGTACTGTAAAATAGAGGGGTCTATTAATAGTGGCTCAATGTTGTGTACTTCACCAAAAATAATAGGTTTAATAGTATCTTTATTACTTTGCCCACCGTTCCAGGTACCATAAGTACCTAACTTATTTTCTGTAAGTGGGTTATTAAGTCTCTGCATCTTATCGCGAATCTTAATATTAATAGTAGTTCTATCTTTAGAGTCTATATCTGCAACTACACCGCTATATATAAGTTCAAAATTTCCTGCGTAAATAGCTGCCTCATTAGCATATGCCCAAGTAGGGTCCCCATAGTATATATTAATAGACCTATTAACCCATACATATTTAGTATTATCAAGCCAGTCATCATACTGACCATTATTATTATTAATACCTATATCTCCGTAGGAGATACTAACACCGCCTTCTTCGGCTAACTCTTCTGTAAACTTGAGTCCACTAGTTAGTATAGGTAAGAATGAAATATCTCCACTAGTAGTAGTATACCCGGTACTAGAAAGATATTTAAATGTTTCAGTTGGGGGAGACACCTGATATACGCCTACTACTATGAGAACGCAGCGTCTAGCGCTGGTATTCTCCAGCCAGTCTTGGTATACGGACATTTTATCTCCATTCTAATTCTTGCTTTATTATACTATATGAGCACCTAACAGTCAAGGGTAGATTTTATTTGCCCACAAAAAACCCCGCGTTTTACGGCGGGGTTTTTATTATTACATACCTTATGAGGTATAATCGTAGAAAGTATTTCTACTAGCCCACTCTGCAGATACAGCGGTTGCATCTGCTAGTGCTTTTTGAGCTGCAATTAATTGGTTTGTTGTGTCTTGTGTTATTTGTAACATATGTGCAGTTTGTAGGGTTTGCTCAGCTCTTAATGCTTCCATTTGATCATTAAGAAGTTTAACTTGATTAACTAATAAAGCATTACTAGTTGCTAAGGTAATATCTTGAGTTGTCATATTAGGAGCATTAGGATCTGTTATTTTTACATCTGTTGTACTAGTGGCTGTTAACGGAGCAGCTATTCCTAGATTAGCTACAGTAACCATAGACATTAAATCTGTAAAGATTGCTGTCATACCCTCAGTTAATTGTTTAAATATCGCATCTGGTAATACATAGTCAGTATTTGTAGCATTAGCAGAACTAGCTGCTATATCTGCAGCATACATAGTACCTTGTAATATCACTAGTTGTTGTAGTAACTCAGCTGTAGTTTGTGTAGCACTCTCGATAAATCCTAGAGAGGATACACTAGCATCTAGAGCTTCTAGTTGTTTTTCTGCATCAGATTGTTGTGCGTCTAATACAGTACCTGTAGAGCTAATTAAGTCTAGTACAGTATTAAAGTCTTGGGTATATTTTTCTGAGCTTGCGTAGATTATTTGACTTGCTGCTAGGAATGCATCTGTAGCTGCTGGAAGTTGATTAATTGCTGCTTGCTTATCTGATTTCTCAGCTTCAGTAGTAGCAATGCTATTAGCTAGATCTGCGACTCTTAGTGCTTCGGCTTTAGTAGTTTCATACTTAGCTTGAGGATCTAAGGTACTCTTATCGCCTTCTTTTAGTGCTGTCTTGTAGGCTGCTAATGCTTTCACAGAATCTTTAAGTCCTGTAATAGTAGTTTTGATAGCAGAGGACTCTTTATCATAAGCTGTTTTAAGTTTAGCTTTTAGTGCTGTTTCATCCTGTAGTCTATATATACGTGACTTAAGCGCTGCATCTGCTGCACTTAATCCCCTGATTTCAAGCTTTCGCTTGGCATTTAGGGCACCTGTAGCATCGCCTGTAGCTTCCATTAATTGAATCAATAGATCATCAGTCTTAGCCTTATCTTGGGCTGCATAGGTAGCTAATTTAGTGATTTTCTCTGAATCAGTTAGAGTACGAAGCTCTAACTGTCTATCTACTTGTAGCGCTTCGTAAGTTGCGCCTATTGCAGATAATAGTGCAGATTCAGATTTAATTGCTACTAACCTATCTTCTAGTTGCCATATATACTGCTTACCTGCGCGTAAAAGTGGGTCTAGCTGGGATAATTCATCTGCTCTACTTAATGCTAGAGCATCTGATACCTTATCTAGTAGTTTTAATGTATCAATTTGTTGTGATAGCTGAGCTTTAGCTAGCTCTTCTGCTGTTAGTGTTTTACGAGTTTCTGCATGTACCTCAGCGAAAGCATCCGATACGTTTAGTAAATCTGCGTATAGTTGCTGAGCTGCTGGATTAGTTAGGTCTAATGACTTGACTACCTTTGCAAATTGTTCGCGAGTGGTAATCAGCTGCTCCCCTGTTTTTACATTTACTAATTTTAACCTAGTCATTTCATCATTAACAGCCTTAGTAACTGGTGCCAGTTGCTCTGCTGCAGTTAGGAAGTTGGTTTTGAAATTATCTGTCTTAGTTAGGAAACTATCAATACCACCAGTTAGTTTTAGTAGATGCTCTACAGAATCCACCTTAGCTACACCAGTTAGAGTATTTATGGACATACCAATACTTGTAAAGGCAAGATCGGTAAGCTGTATATCTCTAGCCAAACGTACAATAGTAGTACCGAACTCTTCGCCTAATTTTCTAAAGCCTTCTAGTTCTGGAAACGCCTCTTTAGCCGCCGCATTAAATGCTATACTAATTTCTCCACTAATAGCTGCAGCTAGTTCCTCTGGTTTAAGCCCTAAGGAAGATACCTTAAAATCTGGTACGAACGATTCGACAATTTTCGTAGTTAATTCTTTATCTTTACCTAAAGAGGTACTTGCTTCTATTAAAGTATCTTTAATATTACCGAACATAACACCAATAGCTTCTGCTATTGGTTTATCTAATTTAGTAAACTTAGTATCATTGGAAATCTTATCGCTTTTAAATAGGCCACCACTTACTTTAGTTTGTACATTAGTATATACCTGTGCTAATTTAGAGGCCCCTGTGCTAATAGCAGCAATAGTATCATTAATAACAATACCTTGATCCTTTAGTTCAGTAGTGGTTTTTCCACCAAATATACCTGTAAAGATTTTAGACCCCAATTTCCCTATTCCGCTATCTTTACCAAATATCGCACCTAGAACACCGTACTGACCACCTGTAACCCCTGTAACCCCTGTTTTAATCTCCTTATTAGATATAGAATTTACATTACCAATACCTGCAGAAATTAGTAACTGCGCTAGATTATTAGTATTTTCTTTAATACTTCTAAGACTATCTAACATTTTATTAGAGAATTCTAGATTCTTAAAACTATGATCTTCAATAAGTTTAATAGAGTCATCAATAGACTTAGCAATAGCTGTACTATCTCCCATTACTCCGCCAGCGCGATCTACTATTTCTCCCTTAGCGTTATACTGTTGTCCCGTACCCTGCACCTTCTGCTGGTCCGCAGCAGAGAATCCAGCACTTGGGGCACCCTTGGTTCCGCCACCAAAAGACTTACCTAGTAAGGATGCCATAATACCAATCATGGCGGCCCCTGTTATGAAATCTAATGGGAAAGGTGCTGCAAAAGCAGCAGTAATAGCAGCAAGAGCACTGGAGCCTGCTTTAGTAATATTGGATTCTACAACAGGTGCAGTTGTAAATACCGCAACTGCTGCTTCCTTTATCATAGCAGCAATTTTAGCTATATGGATAGCTTTTTCTACTGCAGCTGCTGCTTTATACGCAAAGGTTTTCTCCTTAAATAAACCTTTAGTAGCTCCAGCAATAGCAGCCATATCAGATAATTGTGCCTGAGTATTTTTAGACTCTAATTTACCCTGTTCTTTAGTAGTTTTAGATAGCTCTGTATTAAATAGCCTCTTATCTTTATTATCATTATCGGGGTTCGCTAAATCAGCTCGGGCTTTGCCCTCATCCTTAATAAGTTGAATTTTATTAGCTGAGTAGCCCTCGTCTCTTTCGGCCATCTTAGCGAAAACAGATACCAGTGTACCTAAGGATGTCCCTATCTTACCGAAACTAGCTCCTAAAGAATTAGTTAGATCATTGATATTTTTAATTAGATCTGCTTGCTCGGCTAATTTTTGGTTCTGTGCATCTAACTGAATAAGCCTATTAGTACTAGCAGAATTCTCTGCGGCTAAAGCGGAAGCTCTAGCCGCAAATATTCCTTGTTCTGTAGTAGCTTTATCTTTTACTGCGGCTACCGCAGTATCAGCATTAGCTAATCCTGCAGCTGCAGCAGGCTGATCTTGAGGAGCTGCAGCAGCTAATTTAGCCTTAGCCTCATTCTGAAGTCTGATAGTTTCAGCTAAGGCAGCATTAGTTAGTGTAATTGCGGCTAATCTTTCTGCCTCTAATGAAATACTCTCTCTAGTAAATTTACGTGCTAAAGCTGCTAACTCTATTTCTGTACTCTTTCTTGATAACTCTGTTTCAGATATAGTACCTAAAGCTTTTCTATTAGCTAATTCTGCTTGAGCTTCAGAAGCTTGGGAAGTTGCGGCACTATCTAAGGCATCCTGTAATTTAAGAGCATTAGTAACAGCCAGTGCAGATTTTGCTGCCTCTCCTGAGGCGCTTCTTTGTCTAGCTATAGAGGCTGCTTGTTCTGTGGCCGATAGTTTTTCCGTTGCTAGTAATACTTCTTCCTTATTAAGTTTAATAATTTTAGCAGTTAACTCTTCTTTATTAACCTTATCTGCCGCATCTAGTATACCTTTTTTATTTAAAGTATCTAGAGCTCCCTGTGCGATTAATTTATCTTGCTCTAAGGCGGCGCTTTTCTTAGCATACTCATTATTTAATAACTGAGTATCTAGAAGTTCTTTACTACGCTCTAAGGTAGAATCATACGTTCCTACTATCGATTGTAAATTACTTAACTCATTTTGCTGTACTTTTATACTTCTATTATCTAGTTCTAGTTTTTCTGAACTTTCCTTAGTTGCTTCTCTAATTTTATCTGCCTGTAATTTTAAAAGTACGTTAAGTTTCTGGGCAGCAGCGGCGGCTAATCCACCTTCCATACCTCTGGCATCCTCTGCAGCACCTCTTAATATTAATGCTGCCCCTCCCTGTATAGCATTACTATTTTCCTGAGCCTGCGTACGAGGACCTATTTTATTATTATATGTAGTAGCAAATCCTCTTTGTTGTGCTAGTACTGCTCCAGGACCTTTAGCCAGTGTTAAAGACGCTTCTGCATTAGCTTTAATAGAAATAGATAATGTGGCTAGTTTATCAATAATTGCTGCTTGCTCTGATTCGCTAAGTTTATCAAATCTAGGTATATCGGCCCTTTTGGCCTCTAATGCTATTTTTTCTCTTGATAGGATATCTGCTTCTACTTTTAGACTTAGACCTGTTAATGCTTGTGTATTAGAATACTTAGCCTTAATATCCTGAATCTGTAAATCAATAGCTTTATTAGCTAATACGGCATCTGCTTCTGCAGTATTTCCACCTATAGATCTAAGAATATCTACATAACCCTTAGCTGCAAGAATAGATGCCTCTCCTAAGGCTTTAGTTAAGCCTTTTTCAGCGTAGTCTATTCCTTTTGCAAAGATTTGTGTACCAACACTAGCAAACTCTTTTATTATACTTCTTTGCTTAGATTCTAACTTACTTAATTCCTCATTAGTTTGGTTAGCTGCTGAAGCAGTTCTATCTGCTACTTCTTTATCCTGCTTAAATTTAGTACTTTGTACAACTATATCATCTATACCCTTTTTTCCAGTAAAATTGGATGCTAAAACTGAGGCAGCAGTGGCAGCAGTGGCATTATTTTTAGATGCTGCTGCTCGTACAGCAGCTAGTTCTTGTCCTAAAGCAGCTAAAGCATCCTTGCTTTTAGCTAGCTTTAAGGCAGTATCTTCTGGTAAAAATGATAGTGTTTTTAAATTTCCCGCTAATGATATTAATTCTGTTAGTCCGTTAATAGGGTCTTTTAGAGCGGTATCTATTTTAGTACTCCCCTCTATCAAACTGGTACCCAGTTTACTGAAAGGATCGGTTAATTTATTACTAATAGTTAAATTATCGAATTGTTTATTGATTTCTGCTACAGCCGCAGCAGCCGATACTAATGCAGCCCCTGTAGCCTTACCTGAGCTACTGATTTTGTCTAAAATAGGGGTTACGTCTTTAGCTTTGCTTTTAATTACAGACTCATCTAAATCTTTAATACTGGCGTTTACTTCTTTGAAATTACCTAAATCTACTTTTTGCCCTAAGATTCCCTGTAATGTACGTTTAGCCTCTTCTTTAGCAGGGCCCTCCGACATAAGATTTAGAGATTCTACTATGGTACTAGATAGAGAGGCAGATAACTTATCAGCATCACTTTTACCGACAAAATCAAATAGCCACTTATCCCAGAAACTCTCCCACCCACTTTGTGCTGCCTTTAACTTATCGAATTTTGTTAATAGAGTACCAAAAGCACTAGTTAACTCATACATAGCTACAGCTTTAGCATTTACAGACTCTACGCTTAATTGTCCTAATAGGTCTTTTTTACTTATAGCTTCTAGAGTATTGACTGCTCCCTTTGCTGCTTCTTGTACTGTGTCAAAAGCACCTTTAAATGCCTCCGCTTCTTTAGTAGCTGTAGATGCTAGATAGTCTACTACCTGGAAAGCTATAGTAATTAATCCAATAATTCCAAATAGGTTACCTAAAGAAACGGCTAGAGTAGATACCGCAGTTGTTACAATTGCTAAACTACCGCGTACTACAGTCGATGCTGCAGCAAAAGCTGTCATCCTTGGTCCACCGGCCTCAAAAGCTCCATTAACTAAATTAATACCTTCTCGTGCTTTTCCAACAGTATCAAGTAGTTTAATAAAACTATCTCTAATACCTGCTACAGGTAGGGTTTCTGCTATACTACCTAAGATTGTACTTTGTTGTGCTTTTGCCTGGGCATTATCTGCTATCCTATTTCTAGAAGCATCTTGTCCTAAATACTTTGCGGTTCTAGTGAATATATTAGAGGGTGACTCTCTCTCTAGTTTTTCAATTTTTTGTCTATTTTCATAGAAGTCTCTATATTCTTTGGCTAGATTTTTAATAGCTAGACCTTCTAGGTGTACTCTATCTAATGTATCCTGGCTACCTTTAGCCTGTGCTAAACTGAAACTTTCTCGGGCAGCCGCCTGTTTATCTAGGGCATTAATCTGCTCTATTGTAATATCAGACATGTCTTCTTTTAAAAGCTTATTAGTTAGTCTAGATTTCCCTTTAATACCGTCTAGTACTTCTCTAGCACTACTTATTCTATTTATAGCCTGCTCTTCCTTAGCATATAATCCCGCATCTGCTCTAATAACCTGAGCCTTACGTAATTCATTAGCGGCAATAGCCGTCTTATTTGCAGCAGCAGCAGAATCTATCAGACCCTGTCTCCATTGACCTAAGGCGGGTAGAGCCTGCTTCAGTAACATTGAAGCAACTCCCCCTATCGCTACAGTTAGTGCTATGGGATTACTAGATAAAATATTAACTATAGGCCCTAATACTGTATTGATTAAAGTTAGTCCCGTTTGGGCTAGATTTTCAATACTAGCTAGTAATTTAGCATAGGGGTTAGTGTCAATATGAATAGACCCGAATTTCTTTTCTGCCTGATCTAATGTAGCGTTTGTGAAGGCCTGCTGTTTTTCAAAGTCTGTTAGTGAGGCTACTGTCTTACCTATTTTTCTAGCATATTCTGAGTGTGCTTCACCTACTTTAACAATAATACCTAATTCGTCTAATAGACGCGGCTGTTGTTTAGCTATACCTAGGGTTAGACGTTCGATAGCATTAGGCATATCAAAGCCCATTGCTTGCGAAGCATTTTTAGCTGCAGCACCTATACGTAATATATCTGATGCAGCAATCCCGCTAGCGCTAGCTCTAGCAGTTGCAGTTATAGCGTCCTTCATTGATAGGGCACCATCTGTGGCAGCATTTAGTTGTTTAGATAGGGTGCCCAGGGCTTGCCCTGAGGCTGCTCCGATTTGGTCTAGACCTTGTACTAAGTGGGCAGTATTCACTGCATTTGATAGCGCAGTAAATGCAGTACTAATAGCGTATAAGTTAGCAGCAAATGTAGCATAGACGTGAACTAGACCACCAAGACCCGCTGCCTGTGCTGCAAAGTCTTTAGCCCCAGCCCCTGTGTCTCCTATAGTCCCACGAGCTAAATTAGAGTCTGCTGCTGCGGATGATCTATAATCACTAGAAGATGCTTTGGTCGTCTTTGTTGCTGAAGACGCAGCTACCCCTTGTTGAGCAGCCTGAGTGGGTAAGGGAATTCTTGCGGCCGCCTGAGCGCCCTCAAGAGTTTTCTTTAATTTTAAGGCCTCATTATTTACTTTAGCGGTACTACCATTGTCCGTTACATCTACATTTACTTTTACATTCTCTGCCATGACTTCTCCTATAGCATACCCTGAAGTAATTACGTCAAGATTTATCGATTGCTAATTATAACACGTATGCAGTATCATGTCACCCCTATTTTTTTGTAGGTACAAAAAAGCCCCTGTAAATTTCTTTACAGGGGCTTTTTACTATTTTGCTGGAGTTTTTGCTTTTTTAGCTTTTATTCTATGGTCATCTATAGTACCTACAAGATCGAACATACTTCTACGGTATTCCTTTGGTACATCTAATAGCTCTAATATATCTAGAAATCCTACATAGTTTTTACCTAAGTAGGTTCCATTCATATAGTCCCATTCATCTCTTAATTTACCATATATGCCGAGAGCCGACTGTACGTCTAATGATAAATCGTCGTATTCAACCGGGATCTCAGACTCTACAGGCTCGTTACCCATTGCCTCGCATATTTCAAAGTATACTGCTTTAGTAACATTTAAGGAACTATTAGCAAGGTAAGACTCAATTTGTTTATTTACTTTGAGTTGCTGCTCTTCGTAAAAGCTGATAGGTCAGTTACAATTTCGCTAATGAAAGAGTCGAAATTAGCAGAGTTTTGCATTAGGAATAGTGCATCTTCACGTGAGTAAGGTAGTTCACTATCTGTATCCTGTCCAACTAAATCAACTGGGGCTAGTTGTTCTAGATACGAAAGCTTAAGGCCAGACCAGCCCTTAATTGAAGCATCTACATATAGCTGTAAGAACAACTTGTCGTCTAGTTCTTCAACTGGTGAGCGATTCTTAAAGGTAGTCTTAGTAGCTTTCTTGCGAATATTAATAAGAGTTTCGCGTGATAGAAATGCCACATTGATTTTGAAATCTGGTAGACCGGGATATTCTACTTCAACAGCCTTGCTAGGTACAAGAAGGCTTTTTAGTGAAAGTGTGCTTACTGACATTGGATTTTATCCTTAATTATAATGTAAGAGAAAAAGAGGGTGGGGGGATCAATCCCCACCCTATGGAACTTCAGCTATTAAGCTGAGAAATAGCGAATACTAGCGTAGTTTGTTGAGCCTAGATCATATGAAGCAGTAGCTGTTGTCTGATCTGATAGTGAACCTTGCGCATTGAAGTTAATAGTTGTAGATACAACTCCTGACGTTTCGATAGTAGGAATAGATAACATGCAGCCATCCATCTCAACTTCTACACGGTTAGTGTTTGTAAGACCACCAATATCAATTTCCATACGGTACTTAGTTTCTACACCTGACGCCGTGCTAACGGACGCAAGGATAGCGGCTAGTAAGGCCCCGGTACCTGTTACACCAGCACCAGTATTCATGTAAGCAGTAACGCTTCCAGAGATTGCTAGGTTACCTGTGTAATAACTAATAGGTAGGTTAACAACACCGATATTAGCAGGAGTTACATACGAAATATTATTGTTGAAAGTAATACTTCCGCCAGTTAAGGCTAGGGTATATGTTGTACCACCAACACCACCGATATTACTAATAAGTTGAGCGGTTGATAACTTATTAGTTAAATAGTTAGCTGTAGTTACTTTACCTACTGCAGTTCCTGCGATACCGCCTGTCATAGTAACGTTACCGCCCCCGTCTACCATAGTAGTACCGACTAGGTTTCTAATAGCTGTAGCATTACCGGACCATTGAATAGACGCAATACCATCTAGTCCAAAGTCAATAACTGCTTGATTAAGGGCACAGTTATCAAGTACATAAGTAGTTTGATCTACTGAAATAATCATACCGAAAGGCTGTAGCTGATTAACGTTAGAACGAGCTGTAGTAGCCAGTGCATAAGCTGCTGGTTTCGCAGTATCTGCTGCAACTGCGGCGTTCTGTGTCCATGCACTAGCGCTTAAAGTAGCAGTTGAAGCAGTAGTTGAAGGTGTAGTACCTGCACCAAATGCTGGTGCTGTAGAGAATTCACCAACTATAGTAGTTCCTGATACTGTAGTAATCTTGAACGGAGAGTTCCACTCATTAGCAAATGTACCAGTTAAGCCACCCATTACTAGTACAACACCTGCAGCTAGTGTTACACCCTGTACTGTGGCAGGAATTACTGTACCAACCATGGTGAATACACCTGTATTAGTAGTAGCACGAGTTAATGCAGTACATGTAGCAGATACTGCAGTAGTATTTAGTGCCTGTGCGTTAAATAATGCATTCCATAAGAAGCTTTCTTCAGCTAGTACACTACCAGATAGGCGCGGACGAATATATGTAGTGAAACTAAAGTCAACTGGTGCTAATGACGAGTTGAAATTACGCTGACCACGAGTTGGGTTGATACCTGCTTCACTTACTGAAATAGTATCACTATTTGTTGATTGTGAGAACGAGAAACCGTCTAGAACTTGTAATTCCGAAGTATTAGCAATACCAGGAGTTCCGATAACAGTACTTCCTGCTGATACAGCAGAAATATTAGTCGTGAAGAATACTCGACTATTACGTACTAGATTTAATGCCATAATTATTTCCTTTTAATTCTATGTACTGCAGTATTCTAACTAGATAATTATCTGTATTGATACATTAGTACAATTTATCTGCACATGAGGCGCAGAAACTCTTTACATTATCTGGTATCTAATTAGTAAGTTAATCTCACCGACACCATAGGGAATAAGTATTCCCTCGTCTGTAACTATCGAGCTTATATTAACCTCGGCAGTTTTATAGTTGTTAGTGGCATCATATACTAATACACCGTGTAGGCTATCAATTACTGTTTCTACATCCTCTAGTAGATCTTCTAGTAATTGTAAGGCATCTTCCCCTTTAGTATACACTTTTAATGATACGTTTAAAAAGCCCCAAGCAAATGCTGAGGGTAAATATTCTCTGGACTCTCCGCCTGCTACAACGTAAATACAGGGGAAATCGCTTACTTCATCCCAGAATTTAAGTTTAGCATATGAGTTACTGGTTATATTTGATTTATAACCAGTAGACCCATCAATTACTTTAAATTTCTCTGCTAAAGCTTTTACTATACTTGTTCTACGACTCATACTAATACAGCTCGCATTCTGTTGGAAACAATGGAAGCACCTATTTCACGGATGCTTTTGGAGATTAGTGTCTTAGGGTCACGAGTCTTAGGAGACTGCTGCTTACCCCCTTCAGAGAAAGTACCATAGGGGTTTCTCATGTAGTTGTAGAATACTGATATCATACCCTCTCGCGAGGTACTAATACGATCAATAGTAGCCGACTCTGCAAATCTACCAGAACGATAATTAAGTACATTCTTAGCTAGACCCGTACCCATATTCTCTTTTATCTGAAGTGATAGCCGCGCGCGAAGCAGCGCGGCTAGGTTAGAATTAGATACAGGCGTACTATTTTGAATTACCTGGCTTTTTGCCTTAACTATTTTTGCCTTAGCTCTACCTGCTTCCTCGCGTATAGCTTTTAGCTTAGCGCGATAGGCATTTTGTTCTTGTTCATTGTTATATAATGTAACAATAGTACCTACAGGTACATTACCAGAGTAGCTATCTTTAAACTTCTTTTTCTTACCTGAAATAGCACTCGCTATTTCATCTGCCATCATATCTAGCATAGGCGGAGAAGACTCAAACTTCAATAATTTATTTGGGTCTGTTAGCCCCTGAGACCGAAGAATAGTAGAAAGTTTCTTAATCAAGGCTTTCTGATGGCCCCCAGGAGACAGTAAACCTCTAATACCTGTAGCTGCATTTATAGTTCTACCCGCTAATTTTTGTACTAATTTAGCAGATTCTGCATTATCTTCCTTTGTCTGAAGTTCTACTAAAAAGTGCCTGCTACTTTTAATATATTTTGATAATATTTTACTTTCAAAATTTTTAATAGAACTAGAGTCAATATCTAGTTGGGTTAAGTGCTCTATAAGAACATCTAAAAACTCTGTAGCGGAATTTAATTCTTCTTTAGTTACAGCTCCCTGTATACCTTTAGACGCTAATAGACTTTCTTTAACACCTACTAATGCACCTGTATTAATACCTAATACGTGCCCCTTAATAAGATTCTGTGCTTTAGCTATATCTGAAGTACCTGTACCTAGTACTTTATCTAATAGTCTTTC